GGGGACTATATGTATACTAAAAAACTTGAAAAAGATAAAATTGACCCTACTGTTGCTTTGACAATGGCTTTAGAAATGGCGGTGTCGGATGAAGTATAACGTTGACACAGTAAGAGAGAGTGGCTGGTACAATAAAAAAGAATGGTTGGCAGTCCGTGATTATGTTAGGCAACGTGACAAAATGACTTGCGTAAGATGTGGTGCATTCGGTGCTAAAAAATACGAAGTAGACCATATTATAGAACTAACGTGGGAAAATCTTGATGACTGGAAAATAGCGCTGAACCCTGATAACCTACAACTCCTTTGTAAGTCTTGCCATAACAAGAAAACAGGCGAGTATAAACGAGGGAAAGGCGTTAGTTTATGGTAGAAAGGAGAAAAATTGAACTTATTCGGAAAAGTGGTAACATTTTCGCGTGGAAAACTAAACAATGATACTCAAAGAGTCACAGCGTGGCAAAACGAAGCAGTAGAATATACAAGTGCCTTTGTGACTAATATTCACAATAAAATTGCTAATGAAATAACAAAAGTAGAATTTAATCATGTAAAATATAAAAAATCTGATGTTGGTTCTGATCCTTTGATTAGTAAGGCAGGTTCTGATTTAGATGAGGTCCTCAATTGGAGCCCTAAGGGCGAACACAATAGTATGGAGTTTTGGCAGAAAGTAATTAAAAAGTTACTATGCACGCGCTATGTTGACCTATACCCTGTATTTGACAGTGAAACGGGCGACCTAGCAGACTTACTGCTCGCTAATGATGAAAAAGAATATAAACCTGAAGAATTAGTAAGGCTTGTCAGTCCTTTTTATATCAATGAAGACACAAGTATTTTAGATAATGCTCTGGCTAGCATTCAAACTAAGCTGGAACAAGGTAAATTGCGTGGCTTGTTGAAAATTAATGCCTTTCTTGACATTGATAATACACAGGAGTATCGAGAAAAAGCCTTAACAACAATAAAGAACATGCAAGAAGGTTCTAGTTACAACGGTTTGACGCCAGTTGATAACAAGACGGAAATTGTAGAACTTAAAAAAGATTACTCCGTTTTAAACAAAGATGAAATTGACCTTATTAAATCGGAACTTTTGACAGGTTACTTTATGAATGAAAATATTTTGCTTGGTACTGCTACGCAAGAACAACAGATTTATTTTTATAACTCTACTATCATTCCTTTACTGATTCAACTTGAAAAGGAACTGACTTATAAACTGATTTCAACAGGCCGCAGACGAATAAATAAGGATAATTTATATTATGAACGCATAATCGTAGATAACCAGCTATTCAAGTTTGCAACTTTGAAAGAATTAATTGACTTGTATCATGAAAATATTAACGCTCCTATTTTTACACAGAATCAACTTCTTGTTAAAATGGGCGAGCAACCAATCGAGGGTGGAGATATTTACATAACTAACCTTAATGCAGTTGCTGTTGAAAGCCTAAGGGACTTACAAGTCAGTAGAAAGGACGTAACAAGCACAGATGAAACTAATAACCAATAGTGCTGAAATTAAAGTGACTGAAAACGAGGACGGTTCTAAGTCGTTCCGAGGTATTGGATCAGAAGTTGGTGTAGAGAACCTTAATGGTATTATCTTGACTCCTAACTGTATTGAGTTTGCTAGAGAACGATATCCATTGCTATATGAACACGGAGCTGGATCAAGTGAAGTCATTGGGGACGCAAAAGTTTACTATGATTTGGCTTCTAATAAATACCTGACTGACTTTACGCTTTATGACAATGCACCAAACATTAATAAGGCTGTGGAAAATGGCGCGTTTGATTCACTATCAATTGCCTATTACATCACAGATTATACTTTTGATGATAATGACGCTCTAGTTGTAAATAAAGCACAGTTTAAAGAGATTTCTCTTGTTTCAGTACCAGCAGACCCTAACGCAAAATTTATTCAAAACGCGCTAGGCGAAGAACTCACAGAAGAACGCAACAAAATTATTGAAAGCCGTAACGCTTTGAAAGAAATTGAGGATATTAAAAAGAAATATGAATAAACCTGATTTAATCGAAAAACAAAATCGCTTGGCAGAACTTAAAGAAAATAACGTATCTTTAAAATCTCAAATTAGTGGCTTTGAAGTAAAAAACGCAATTGAAGACTTGCCAAAAGTACAAGAATTAGAAAAAACACTTTCAGAAAATTCAATTGAAATTATCAAAATTGAGAACGAACTTAACGCACAGGAAGAAAAACCAAAAGGAAAAGCTAAAATGACAAACTTTATTAAATCACAAAACGCTGTAACAGAATTTTTTGATGTATTGAAAAAGAACTCTGGAAAGTCAGAAATTAAAAACGCTTGGAACGCAAAACTTGCTGAAAATGGTGTAACTATCACAGATACAACTTTCCAACTTCCACGTAAATTGGTTGAATCAATCAACACAGCTTTGCTAAATACTAACCCAGTATTCACAGTTTTCCGTGTTACAAATGTCGGCGCTTTGCTCGTATCACGCTCTTTTGATTCATCAAATGAAGCACAAGTCCACAAAGACGGACAAACAAAAACAGAGCAGGCAGCAACACTCACTATTGATACTCTTGAACCTGTGATGGTTTATAAATTGCAATCACTTGCTGAACGTGTTAAACGACTTCAAATGTCATATTCTGAACTTTACAACTTGATTGTAGCAGAACTTACACAAGCTATTGTAAACAAAATTGTTGACCTTGCTCTTGTTGAGGGAGACGGAACAAACGGTTTTAAATCAATCGAAAAAGAAGCAGACGATAAAAAAATCAAAAAAATTACTACAAAAGCACCAAAAACAGGTACAACACCATTTGCTGACGCTATTGAAGAAGCGGTTGACTTTGTTCGTCCTACTGCTGGACGTCGCTATTTGATTGTTAAAGCGGAAGACCGCAGAGCCTTGTTAGATGAGTTACGTCAAGCGACTGCTAACGCTAACGTTCGTATTAAAAATGATGACGCTGAAATTGCTTCAGAAGTTGGAGTAGATGAAATCATTGTTTATACAGGTACAAAGGCTGTTAAACCTACTGTATTAGTAGACCAAAAATATCACATTGATATGCAAGACCTTACTAAAGTTGATGCCTTTGAATGGAAAACTAATAGCAACATGATTTTGGTTGAAACACTAACAAGCGGACACGTTGAAACTCTTAACGCTGGTGCAGTAATTACAGTCTCATAAGAATAAAATGGAGGAAGTAAATGATAGATTATATTAAAGTCTATTGTGGTATTCCGATTTTAGTAACAGCTTATGATAGTAAACTTATCTTATTCCGTTCAATAGCTATTAAATTGCTAGAAAAAAATGGTATTAAAGCTGACGAAACAAGTGTATTAGTGAAAGAATTTATCTCTTGTTATTGTCGGCTTAATATTGTTGATGAACCAGCTGAACAATGGCGAAATGCTGAAATGAAACGTTTGGCTTCTTTGCAAGAGTTAATGTATTATGGAGGTATTTAATGATATTTTCACAAGTAACATTGCAAGTTGAAACGACTGTTAAGAAGAAGAACGGTGCAGAAGCTAATGTTATAAAGCCTATCGTTTTACCAGCAGTTAAACAGAGAATTAGTCAGTTAAGACTTGATGAGTTTTCTATGATTGGACTAGGTAAAAATATAAGATACGAGCTTAACGGAATCGGAGAAATGGAAGACTTAATTTTCAACTATTTCTTGGACGAAAAAGGCAATATTTTCAAGCGGACAACATGGGAAAGAAACCCTAAGAATAACAAGATTATTTTAGAGGGGGTAGTAAGCAATGGAATTTGATTCTTATATAGATTGGTACAACAATTTACTTACAATGCCTCTAAATGACGTTATTTTAGGCGTTAAGGACACGATAAAAGACAAGACGGTATATTTGTCACTTAGTGACTCAAAGGTGCTTAAAATGGATAATACGAGCTTTGTCATGGGTTACTATTATCAAGTTGTTTTATCTGTTAAAGACGTTGATGATAAACTTGTTGGACTAGTCGGAGATGTTTTGCGAAGCGGTTGGAATATGACAAACTGGTCAGAGAATAGCCATTTGTACAATTATACTGGTACTGTTTATTTACCTTGTGGTGCAGGTGGTCAAGCATGGCAATGAATTCACTTAATACATCAACCATAGCTAAAGAAATGCAAACTAAAGTAACAGAACGCATGGGCGATTGGTTTGAAGCAGAGTTTAAGGCTAAGGCAAATGCTGCAGCCCGAAGGACTAGATTAATCAGAAGTCACGGTCATACCTATACTTATGCCAGATATCAAAATACTGGGGAATTGTCAAGAAACTTAAAGCAAGTTAAAAAAGGCGATAAAGTAGTAGTAAACGCAGGGACTAGAGCTAATTATACTAGTGGTTATCATGGTATGTATTTCTTGGTTGAAAAAAAAGGTATGGAAGACGTTAAAACAACATTGAAAAAGGGCGCTAATTATGCTAATTCAATGAAATTATAAAAGTAGAAAGTGGCTTAATTACATTTGATTGAAATTAACAATAATGGTATTTTTTAATGAGTTTAGATAATTTTAGAAATAGAACGATTATATGGGACACAGTCAACAAAGACTTTCCCCAGCCAATACAAGCAATGCAAGGCGATGTCAATGCTAGAACGTTATTAATTAAAATAGTTGATAACGGAACTGAAATTGATTTAACTGGTCATTCATTAAAACTTACATATCAATATACTAACAATAGCAATTCAGGCCTTATTGTTGTACCTCCTAAGGACTTAGCTAAGGGAGAATTTATTTTGGTAATTCCTACCGAAATGACAGCGACAGGAGTTATCGAAGCGAACTTAATACTTCTCAATAAAGACAAAGAGCAAGTTATTGTCAGTAAGAATCTTACATTTATATCAGACATTTCTACTGTTTCTTATTTAGCTCAAAAAATAAATAATAATATTGATGATTTTACGAAATTATTATTAGAAAAAATGCCACAAGTAATGCGTAGTGAGTTGAATGACTTACATGCTCAAACTGATTCAAACAAGAGCAATATTGAGCTTAAAGCAAATCTAGCTGATATGACTAGCTTACAAAGTGCAATGACAGAGCTAAAAAATGAAGTGGAATCGTTTGGTATTAGTCCTGAAAATTTAGTTACTATAAAATCGCTATTAGATGCAATTGCAAGCAACGCAAGTGAATCAGAAGTAGTTGAACTAATAAATTCAGTAAAGGTTTTAACAAGTAATATTTCTCTGATGAGTAACGGAGATTACTCTCCTAAAGCTAATCAAACAGATTTAGAAAGTTTACAGCATACTGTTAATGACCATTCGGCAACCGTTTCAGCAAAAGCCAATCAAACGGATTTAGACAACTTACAAGCTACCGTTGATAAACAAGGTATTACGATTTCAACAAAAGCTGAACAATCAGAGTTATCAATCACAAATAAAAATGTAACAACTGCTCAAGAAACAGCAAATAAAGCTGAAAGTGAAGCCAAAAATGCAATGGCAAAGGCTACCGAAGCACAAGCGAACAGTTTACCGATTACTGGTATTGCTGTCAGTGCAATTAAACTGGCAACACCTAGAAAACTCGGAGTAAATCTTCAATCTTCATCATTTCAATACTTTGACGGGACTGCTGATGCAACTAATATTGGAGTTACGGGGGTTCTTCCTGTTGCAAATGGAGGTACTTCAACAAATGACGGAGTTATAAATACTATTGCCTATGCCAACAGCGCTGACGGAACGGAAGACTTCACAACTGTTTATCCTAATTTGAATTTATTGGAGGGAACTTCTAAAACTTTAAAAACGGTACGTGCCAGTGGTTGGGACGCAGGATATATACTTACTTCGACCAATACTTCAATTTTCAGAAAAGGACAATCATATACATACAGTGTATGGATTCAAAATTGCGATGTTGACACACGTGCAGTGATGTATGTTAGAGGTCCACTAATAGGATTCACTTACCACCTTGGAAATACCATTAAGGCTGGCAGTAGTGGACTTTCAACTGTGACATTTAATGTAGCTGATGACATTACTAGCTATCAACCGACTATTGGGTTTACGGAATTTCAAGGAAACGCCCATGATATATCATATTCTAAAATGAAGCTAGAATCAGGAACAATCCCAACCCCTTGGATGCCATCAGCTAGCGAAGTCACGGTTGAAGATTATCCGAAGTATGTAGGTTTTAGCAATATCATCAAACCTAACAAGACGAGTTCTGATTACAATTGGTTGCCAATGTGGCCAGCATCAATTGATAGGGCTACTGGCCGACTTAAGCCTGCGGTCATGGGTATAGATTATGCTCAAGCTCACCCGGTTGGCTCGGTAGTCACAAATACTTCAAGTTCATCATCAGGGTATTCTACAGGAACATGGGAAAACATCGGTTCAGCAGTAATTGGTTCAACAACAATATATTATTGGAAACGCACTGCATAAAAAATAAAAAGGAAAATAAAAAATGAAATTAGATTATAACTCACGCGAGATTTTCTTTGGTAATGAAGCTCTAATCGTAGCTGATATGTCAAAGGGGAGTAACGGAAAACCAGAGTTCACTAACCATAAAATCGTAACTGGTTTAGTATCAGTTGGCGAAATGGAAGACCAAGCGGAAACCAATAACTATCCAGCTGATGACGTGCCAGACCATGGAGTTAAAAAAGGCGCTACCTTACTTAAAGGCGAAATGGTATTCATTCAAACGGACCAAGCGCTTAAAGAAGACATTTTAGGTCAACAAAGAACAGCGAATGGCTTGGGTTGGTCTCCTACTGGTAATTGGAAAACGAAATGTGTTCAGTACCTAATTAAAGGGCGCAAACGTGATAAAGTTACAGGAGAGTTTATTGACGGTTATCGTGTAGTCGTTTATCCTAAATTGAAACCTACAGCAGAACCAACGAAAGAATCAGAAACAGATTCAGTAGACGGTGTAGACCCTATCCAATGGACTTTGGCAGTACAAGCGACTGAATCAGATATTTATTTGAATGGCGATAAAAAAGTACCTGCTATTGAGTACGAAATTTGGGGAGACCAAGCAAAAGACTTCGCAAACAAAATGGAAGCCGGCTTGTTCATCATGCAACCTGACACAGTTCTAGCTGGTGGTTATAAAGATGTTACCGCAGGAGTTTAAGTAACTGACCATTCATAAGACTAAAAATTAACTAAGTAAAGGAATATATATAAAATGGCAAAACAATTAAGCACAGCACGTAAGTTTAAAATGATTACAGGGAAAGACCTTTTCCAGCAACAAAAAGCAATGGATACAGAGCTTAAAAAAGAAGACGGAGAAATTACTGATGTAATGGAGTTCGTTCAATATGGTTTATACTTGGCTCTTTTTCAAGATAACATTGTAAAAGCTAAAAGCGACTTTTCAGACTTCCGTTCTAGCTTTGAGTTCGATACTGACGGTAAAGGGCTTAAAGAACTAGTCGAACTGTGGCAGAAAGAAATTTAATGAGCTGAAAGGACTGTAAATGATTTTAAAACATGCAATTAGATACTTAGAACTTACTGGTTCAGACTTTATTACAGATTTGAAAGACTTTGCAGACCTACAAAATTCTTTTGTCGCTGGATATATTCCTGATGACTTTACAGAGCAAATGGAGAGCTTTACAGACAAGTTGTTGATACTTTGGGTAGATTGTAACGGAGGACTGCAAAACGCCTTAGACGATAAAACAGAGCTTCCTACAACTAACGAGTTAATCAATATCTTCTGTAAAACTGTTTTTATTAAAGAAAAAGAGGAAACGGAAGACGATATGGTCTTCTTTTCTTCTAGTTCATTGATTAAGAAAAAGAAAGATACTGTAAAGGAAAATAAAACTTTGGAACTTTTGACTGTTTTAGGCAATAATGAAATTGATATAACACAGTTCATGGAAATGGAACTAGAACTTGTTTATAAATTAATTGAACTTATTGCAGAGAAGAAGAAAGAGGAAAAAGAAAAAGAGAAAAGGCGTAAAAGAAAGGGTATGTAATGGCAAGTAATGCAACGTTTGAGGTCGAGATATACGGTAATACAACGAAATTCGAGAACTCGCTTAGAGGCGTTAATACCGCAATGTCAGGGCTTAGAGGAGAAGCTAAAAACTTACGTGAAGCTCTAAAACTTGACCCAACAAATACCAGTAAAATGGCACAATTGCAGAAGAACTTACAAACGCAGTTGGGCTTGTCACGTGACAAAGCAGCAAAATTAAAAGAAGAACTTTCTACGGTTGACAAAGGTACGTCAGCAGGTCAAAAGAAATGGATACAACTTACTAGAGCTTTAGGCACAGCAGAAACACAAGCTAATAGGCTAGAGGGCGAAATTAAGCAAGTAGAGAGCGCTATTAGTTCAGGCTCTTGGAACATTGACGCTAAAATGGATACTAAAGGTGTCAATAGCGGAATCAATGGCATGAAGTCACGCTTTAGCGGTCTTAGAGAAATTGCTGTAGGTGTATTTAGGCAAATTGGTGCAAGTGCTGTTAGTGCTGTTAGCAATGGCTTAAAAGGCTGGGTATCTGACGCAATGGACACCCAGACAGCCATGATTGCCTTGAAAAATACAATGAAGTTTAAAGGCAATGGGCAAGACTTTGATTATGTAAGTAAATCTATGCAGAAGCTCGCTAGAGATACAAACGCAAATAGTGAAGATGCTCTAAAACTTTCAACAACGTTCATTGGTTTAGGAGATAGTGCAAAATCAGCAGTTGGTAAAACAGAAGCATTAGTAAAAGCTAACCAAGCATTTGGTGGTACTGGAGAAAACTTAAAAGGTGTCGCACAGGCTTATGGTCAGATGTCGGCAAGTGGTAAAGTCACAGCTGAAAATATTAATCAGTTGACAGATAACAATACGGCTCTTGGTGCTTCTTTAAAAGATACTGTTATGCAAATGAACCCACAATTGAAGCAGTATGGTTCATTCATTGAAGCTGTTTCAGCTGGTGCTGTTTCAATGGATATGCTCGATAAGGCTATGCAAAAAGCAGCAAACGGTTCAAGCAGTGCTACAAAAACAATAAGGGACACTTGGTCTGGTTTTAATGAAGATTTATCGCAATCCTTACTTCCTACACTTGAAGCTTTAACGCCTGTTATCAATGCTTTAATTGATAAAATGGACGATTGGGGTAAAGGTGCTGGTAAAGCTATAGAAAATGTAGTTAAGTATTTCCAAGACTTGTTCAAACAGTTACAACAAAATGGTGCGATAACTCAATTTTCTGCTATATGGGATAATCTAAAAAGTGCATTCGGTTCGGTAATTGGAATTATTGGTAACCTTATAAAATCTTTTGCTGGAGTTGATGATTCTACCGCAAAAAATAAAACTTCTGTTGAGAATGTGGCAGGAGTAATTGGTTCGCTTGCTTCTAAGTTTGCTGATATCACGAAAAGCATTGCTGACTTTGTTGGAAAAATTAGTGAAAGTAAAAGCGCAATGGATGCTGTAAAAGTAGCTTTAATTGCTTTAGCTGGTGCTTTCGTTGCTATGAAAGTTATCAACGGAATCATTAAGGCTTATGAGACATACAATAAGATTGTTGAAGCTGGTACAATTATACAAGGGGCTTTCAATGCTATAATGGCTGTCAACCCATTTGTACTTCTTGGAATAGCAATCGCCGCTGTCGTTGCTGGTCTAATTTATTTCTTTACTCAAACAGAAACAGGAAAAAAGGCTTGGGCTAGCTTTGTAGACTTCTTGAAGAGTGCATGGGATAGCGTAGTTTCGTTCTTTAGCGGTATTGGTCAATGGTTTGCTGATATATGGAATGGAGCAGTTGACGGAGCAAAAGCTATTTGGCAAGGATTAGTTGATTGGTTCATCGGAATTGTACAAGGTATTCAAAATATTTGGAACGGAATAACAACATTCTTCACTACCTTATGGACGACTGTTATTGGTGGTATTCAATCTGTATGGGGCGGAGTAACTGGCTTTTTTAGTGGAATATTCGACGCAGTTAGTTCAGTAGCTTCTACAGTATTTAATGCAATCGGTGGCTTTTCTGGTTCAGCTTGGAATGTACTGGTTGGCGTATGGAGTGCAGTTTCAGGCTTCTTTGGTGGAATATTTAACGCTGTAAGTGGAGTTGTATCTAGCGTTTTCAGCGCAATCGGTAGTTTTGCTTCAAGCGCTTGGGGAGTAGTTTCATCAATATGGAGTGCAGTTTCAGGTTTCTTTAGCGGAATATTCAATTCTGTCCTTAGTATCGTTAGCGGAGTATTCAGTGCCATTGGTGGTTTTGCTTCAAGCGCTTGGTCAAGAATCTCAGGTGTATTCAACGGAGTAGGTAGTTTCTTTAGTGGAGTGTTCAATGGTGCTAAAAACGCAGTTAGTGGAGTGTTCAGCGCATTTGGCGGTTTCGCTTCTAATGCCTACAACGCAATAACAGGAGTATTTAATGGGCTTGGTAGCTTCTTTAGTGGGATATTCGGAGGAATCAAAGATACAATAGATAGCGTTCTAGGTGGTGTCACAGGTACGATTGAAAAAGTATCAGGAGCTATTAATGGTATTGCTGGGAAACTTGGCGGAATGTTTAAAGGTTCTATGGTAGTAGGTTTGCCAGAATTTAACTTATCTTCTAGCGGTTACGGTTTAAGTACGAACAGCGTATCAAGCGATAACAGAACATATAACACGTTTCATGTGCAAGGTGGTGCTGGACAAGATGTTTCTAACTTAGCACGAGCAATCAGACGAGAATTTGACCTAGGGAGGGCTTAATGGTAAGACAGTACAAAATACATACCAACTTAGACGGAACAGACGACAAAGTTTGGGATGTTACAAATGGAAAAGTTAGATTTTACCAGCCCTCTAATTTAGGGTTAAAATCAACTAATAATATTTGGCAAAGTAACGGTATCGGAGTAATGGGGACTCGTTCAATTCCCCAGCCACAAATAGAGTTCAAGTTAGAAACGTTTGGCGAAAGTTTAGAAGAAAACTATCGGTTAATGAAAGACTTCGTGAATGATATTCTTAGCAAAAAATTCGTTACACTTGAATATCAAACAGAGATTTTTCAGGTATATGCCGATTTAGCTTTAGCAGATGTCACAAAGACAGAGGGTTACGGTAAGAACGGAACTTTCAGCGAAAAGATAACTTTTGATATAATCACAAAGTGGTATACTTACGAAACTTTAACTCTTGAAATGATTCAAAATGGTAAAGTTATTGCTGGAAAGTCAAAAATTTATGGTGGAACAGCACCAGGATACTATAAGTATATCGAAGGAGTTTCTTACACTTATTATGGAGAAACAAATATAGAACGTTTAAGTCGCTGGGATATAAAAGATGAAATATTTAGTTTTATGGGGATATTATATCCGCAACTTCCTAAAACACCTACTGGAGTTAGATTTTTAGACGATATTGGAAATGAATATACTGCAATTGTATTCAAGACGGAAGAATTACAAGACTACATTTTAATAAATACAGATGTAAATGACGAAACTTATCAAGGTTGGAAGGGGACAACTGCTCTAAACTTATTCCCTGTAATGGACTTTGAGCGATACAGAACTCGTATAATTAAAAAAGGTCAAATGGAGCTAATCAATTTAAGTAAGGCAGAATTTAAAGTTAAAAGAAAGGCGGACTTCGTTTAATGTTAGAAGCCAATGTGTATGATAACTTTAATCCGAACTATTATAATATATCTGATTTTAATCTTCCTAATGGTAAAAAAGAAAAAAGAGGGTTACCGATACCAAAAGCAAGATGTCAAGTTATTAACTATGAATTGTGGGAAACAGGCTACCTCTACACTTCATCAGCTACATTGACCGTTTCGGTAGAAGTTGGCGATATTGTTCAAATTCTTTTTCCTGAAGTTGTTCCAATTGAAGAGACTCTAGGTAAAAAAAGAAACTTAAACTTAGATATTGTTTATCTTGTTACAAGTGTAGATGAAAGTAATAAAGCTACATTAAAGAACTATTTTCGGGCAATGATTGAAAACCTTGACGTTCCGAACGCAATAACTAAAACGACAAACTTTGCTATCATTGATTATTTAATTGACCCTCGTAAAAATAATTTAATGAGCTATGGTTATTTCTTTAATTCAACTATCTTTGAAGGAAAGGCTACAATCAACCGAAAAGCGGAAACTTCATCGGCTCATGACGTAGCAAAAAGGATATTTTCAAAGGTTCAATTTCAACCAACTACGACAATTCAACATGCTTCATCTGAAACAGACCCTAGAAACTTGTTATTCATTAACTTTGCTTCAAGAAGCTGGAATAGAAATAGAATCACGACAAGGGTAGATATTAAGCAAAACGTGACAATGGACACGGAAATAATAACAGAACGTTCGGCTTATAATTTTGCTGTTGTGTTTGTTAAAAATAAGGCAACAGACGACTATACAGACCCTCCTAAAATGTACACAGCAAAAAATAATGGAGATGTCATTGACTATAGTACTTATGGCGGAGACGGAACAGACTTGCCAGAAGTAAGGGCTGCAAAAACATTATTTTATGATAGAGATGAACACGGAAACCCTCCAGATATTTCAACCATTAAAGCAGAAGTTTCGCCCTCTACAATCGTCACAAGATTAATTTTCAACCAAAATGAGCTTTTGCCTTTATATGTTAATGACTTGGTAGATATATGGTATGACGGTAAACTGTATTCAGGGTATATAGCAGATAGAGTTAAAACAGAGTTCAATGATAGACTTATTTTTGTAGAAAGTGGAGACAAACCAAATGTTATATGAGTATGTAGCTACTTACGGAGACAAATATAGAATAGATAGCTTCACAGGGTGCAGAGAGCTACGTAAAGACCACTTAGAACTTTTATCTGGTAAAGTATATTATAATAGCGAAAACTCGCTTAGAATTGAAACTACGCTCTTGTATGAGGTCGGTCAATTTGTATCAATTGGTGGTTATCCGTATGGCGGTAGAAAATTTAGATTATTAGAGCTTTCAATTACTGATAACCCAGTTTTAGATAAAGCGAAGATAATTTCAAGAAAGGTTAAAAATGACAATTAAAAACTTTACATTCTTTAGTCCAAATGGTACAGAGTTTCCAGTCGGTTCTAATAATGACGGAAAGCTATACATGATGTTGACAGGAATGGACTATGGAACAATTAGACGAAGAGACTGGACAAGTCCGTTAAATACAGCTCTTAATGTACAATATACTAATACTTCAATTGTTGCTGGTGGAAGATATTTTGAACTATTAAACGAAACTGTAGCTTTAAAAGGAAATGCAGTCAATTATATCCATGCAAATATTGACTTAACTCAAACGGCACACCCTGTTACTTTATCGGCTGAAACTTCAGACAATAGCAATAATGTTGATTTAAATAATGATTCAGGTGTACTTAAAGTTGTGATAGATATTAGAACAACTGACGGAACAGGAGTTATAAGTGCTAAGCAACCAACTGAACATACTTTACTTGATGATGTTATTATTAATAGCCTAGTCAATAAAAAGGATGTTCCTTGGACTGATTTAAATAGGGCTGGTGGAGTAGGTTCAACAGGTACATTACAGGCAAGGATTATTAATGGTGTAATTTACGTTATAGGAAATAGCATTCCTGTGCCAAATGTCGCACCGAATTTCATTGTTCCGGTTGGCACTTTCCCACCTGCTTTTGGAACAAATCTACCTCAATTTGATACTGCTGGTTCATTTTATTCTACTGGCCGCCTGTCGTTATCTTTAATTAACATGTCTCCAAGTGGTATCTCAGTAGGTAATCCAAATAACACTTCAATGAACGGAAAAACAATATCTTTCGCTTTATCAGCGCCTTTATTGTAAACAAATAGAAAGCAAAATATAATGGTAACTAGAATGATTTTAATAACTATCTTGATTTTGGCGATTTTGTTCGCTACATGGATTAAAGATAGAGAAGCAATGGACCCACCTTTCAAGCGTAGACTTGTAATTGATTTGACGTTAGTTTTCTCGCTATGGGTTTTATACGCAGTCTTTTACTTTACTCAAACTCCTTCAACCTCTGACATTGCGAAAACAGTGATTGACGTAGGATTGTTGTACTTCGTAGGACAATTTATTTACTTAATCGCAAAAATTAGCCCTATGTTTGACGGTTTGGTTAAACTTATGAAAAAGAATGGTGTAAGTGTTCCTGAGGCGGAAGAAGAACAAACGGAGGATAAAAAAGAATGAATATAACTAATGCTGGCGTTCGTGGGCATAATCCTACTGGGGTTGTAATTCACAATGACGCAGGCTCAAATGGTGCTAACACTGGCTTCTACAATGGCTGGCTACCTACACACAACCCTGAAAATGGCTTTGCTCATGTTTATATCGCTTCGGATGGACGCTTACAGGCTTCCGACTTCTCTAACAAGGCATGGCATTGCGCTAACTCATACGGTAATGCAAATTACGCCAGCTGGGAAGTATGCCAATCAGAAGGCGACTTAAACCAGTTCTTAAGGAATGAACAAGCGGTACTAGATGATGTAGCTAAGTACATGAAACAATGGGGGCTAACTCCTGATCGTAATACAGTCAAGTTACATCAAGAACTATCATCTACTTCGTGCCCTAGACGGTCAGTAGAAGTCCATGGTGGCACTTTAGAAAGTTGTCGCTCATATTTTATTGCAGAACTAAACAAACGCCTTACAGGTCAAACTGAAAGCAAACAAAACGAAAAGGAAATCGAAATGTATCTTATTTATTGCACAGACACAAAACGCTACTATGTATCTAATGGAGTATCAGTACGCTATGTACGATCTACACGCATGTTAGAAAACTATCAAAACAAATGGGGTAAACTTAATCTGCCTAAAGATACCATGTTACAAGTGGAACTAGACGCTGAATTTGGACCAAACGCAACTAAACTATAAAATAAAAAAAGACAGCTTTATAGCTGTTTTTCTTTTGTAATTGAGCATATCTTAAAGAGGATATACCTACTTTCTATTTTTAATTAATTTATTTTGTTTTTATTTTTTTACCAAGTCACCCAAGCTGTACCGCCTGAACCTTGATATATACTTACTGCTTTGTCTAAATAATCTTGTGGACTTAAGTTAGATACCTGCCCATGCGCGCTTTGCATTATCTGTAATAGTCCCCAGCATGATAACTCATTTTCAACATAAGGGTTTCCACTCGACTCCTTATAAATAACATCAAGCCATTTCCCAGCACTTACTCCTGTCTTGCTTGCCATATAATTCGCAGCTATTTCTGGGCTTACACTAGACCAATCACTTCCAATAGTGTCACTAGTTGCTGTGTTTGGTACACCTCCCTCATTTTCATTTTCATCGCTAACTTCTTGCGTCCTTTCGGTGTCAGGTTGTTCAGTTGTCTTATCGTGTTCTCTTGAGATTCTGTCAGATTCGGCTTGTTTTTCAGCTTCAACTCTTCGTTTATTTTCTTCACTAATTCGTTGTTCTTCAAGTGCTTTCTCCTTAGCTTGCCTTATATGCTCATATTTTGCTTTCTCTTGCGTTTTAAACTCTTGTTGATATAATTGTGCCACAATATCATTAAAGTTGTTATTTGCCCTTTTATGAGCTTGCTGAATTAGTACAATACTTCTAATTGTATCGTCTGTTAAAATAAAGATAATTATTCTCCTTTACGTGTACGTGAATTATAATATGCTTTCGCCATAACTATGTCTTTATTATTTGCTTTCATATTTTTAAATGACTTAATAACTTTATATTCGCCCTGTGAATCAATTTCAATTAAACGCATTTCAAATAAAGGAACAAGCCTATACATTGTTAATACAAACGCAAAATCATTATTTGCTTCTTCTAGCGTGTCGCTTGTTTTATAATAATCTCCATCTATTGCGCTATACCAAATCTCATATTTCATGCCATGCTCTTTTCTTAAAATTTTGGCGGTTCTTGTCGTTCTGGCGTTTCAACTTTATCATATTCGCCATTTTTAATATAAGAACTATTTTGTTTGTATAATTGTTCTAGTTCTTCATTCCACAACTTATAATAGTTCCATAAGTCTATTGAAGTTTTAGAATTAACATCATTAATTTTCAATTCATGTACAGCCATTTGTTCTAAGTGACTACCGATTAATTTTAAAATAAACCATTGTGCGTCTTGTGCTTCTTTTTTCATGCCGTGCTCTTTTCTATGTTTTAATTGCTTACCTGATTAATGGCTTCAATAATATTGTTGCCAGTATTTATTAGAATTTCATCACTTACAATTACATTCTTTCTTGAAAACAGTTCATTCTCAATCTTCATAAAGTGCATTGCTTTAGCTAAAAATTGAGCCGATGATTCATAATATAATGTTTCTAGTTCATCATCTGAAAGCTGTGTTAAGTCGTCGTTAGCAAAAGTTGTTAGTTTTCGCTTAATTTCTTTGCCATTGTCATCTTCTTCTACGTAGTAACGCTTCATCTATTCATTCCTCTAATTTCAAATTTTTCAATAATATACCGTTTAGAGCCTAACTCAAGGCTTACTAGATAATTATTAAAAGGGTATTTTTTGTTCAAGTCGTTAGCAATCTTTCTAGCTGTTGACCGTGGATATTTTGAACTATTAATCTCACTTGTATACTTATGTAATATTATCTTACTACCCCCCTTTGCATTTTACGTTTCAATCGTTGCTTATATAGATACTCTTTACTTGGTTCTAAACTAGACAATATCTCATCTAGTAAGTCAAACGTTTCTCCGTTATCTCCTACGCTATCAATCTTTTTAAGGGTAAGTTCGTGCATTTCATCATCATTGAAAAACATAGTAAGATAAGGGAATGCTACGGTATTCGGTAAGCTCAAACGTGATTTAGTCATTTTTAAGTTAGGATATTTACCTGTTTCAGCTTTAACTTTTGATTCAAACTGACTTATTCCGACACCTTGCTCTTTTAGCATGCTAGTAATTCTTTCATATAATTCTTCGTTTGTCATTATGCTATAACCTCAATTATTTCTGTATGCTTTTTAACTTCATATCTTTGTTCTTCTGGAAGTAATTCGTTCCATTTTAAAGCCTCTTTTTTATTATAAAACTTACGTGATTTAATTTCTTTTTCCAATATCCAAGTTACTGTATAGTATGTAAATTCATCTTTCATTATCCAATTACTCCTGTCTTGATGTTTAGCCTTTGCTGGCTTGATAAGTGATATAAATTGCACCACTTACAGTGATAAGCTCTGACTGGTATCTTATCAGCTTTATTTTTCCTATGCTGGGCATTAGCTATTGAGTATAAAGCACCCATTTTTGTGTATTTGCGTTTCTTACACATATTATTCACTAGCTTTCTTGATCATTACTTGCTTATAAGCCACAATTGTTCCGTCAAACATAGCGCTTTGGATTTCCCCTTGTTTAATAAACCCTTTTTGTTCTAATTGAATTACTTGTTTTGTTAATCCTTTTAATGTAAATGCTGTTGCTACTTTAATTTTGTCCTTAGGTTTTCTGTTAAATAATTTCATTTGTTTTTTCACCAAAACTTTCTATTTTCATGTCTTCGTAATTAATTATCAAAAACACTCCATTCATTTATTGTAAATAGCTCAAAGCCTTTTAACTTGTCTTGCTTTTCAATTGCCACCTGCTTATTATCTTGCTCTCTTAGCAGTTCAATTATAGGTCTACCAATATCAAACCACTTGACGACTGTATTAGCTTTAAGGCCGAAATACTTAGCACATTGAGCTTTACAGCTAAAGTGTAGTTCTTCTTCTGTAATAGGGTTATAAGCTACTATTTCCCTATCTTTTCGCATTGCCATTATTTAACCACCTTTCTATAAGACAATAGTATCAAATTATCTTATGTTTGTCAAGAATTAACTTTAAACCTCTTCAATAAATTCTAAGTATCTTTCATCAATCGCTTTAATTTCTTCTTTAGTGAACTCTGACTTGAAGTTATTTCTTTCTTCTTTAAACCCTAGGAAGAGAAACTTATCACCTAGCTCATTTTTAAAAGAATTCAAATATCCTTTTTTGTTGTTCATCAGCTTAACATTGTATTTTTCCATTTGCGTCTCCTTAATTTCTATAATACCATTGTATCAAAAAAAGCTAATGCTGTCAAACATTAACTATTTTTAATTATTTTATTCCTTCCCAACGTTCAAAATCATCAGCAAGTTCTTGTATAAAGCCCATAATATCGTCAGTAGTGTACTCTGTAAGCTCATTCTCGTTACTTAAGTTAGCAAGTTCTTTGGCATAGTCTAGAGCCTTATTACGGTCCTTATCGTAGCTTTCACCCTCTTTCTTGCCAGCTCTTACTAGATACTTTAATACCTGCATTGTATACCACCCTACAAGCTCTTCGTAGTTAAAATTGTGTTTCAAGTATTCGTTAAGTTCCACACCGTATTCATTGGCATAGTGCTTATTTGTACCATAATTCATTAGATGTTACCTCCAATCCATGCAATAAGCAACGTCGCAAGCATACCTATCCAAGTGATAGCGATAAGCGTAAAGCCGACACCTACAACCATCATTAAAGTTTTTATTGTATCTTTCATTTTGTTCTCCTCTATTTATAATTATATTCTATCAAATTGCTTTCACTTTGTCAAGAGTTAACTATTCTTAACCATAAACAGCTTTTCATTTTTCTCTTTGTTACTTGTTCCAATTTGTAAAGTGCTACGTGCTTTGTCAAAATAACATACAGCTTCAAAGCGTTCGTCTGAAATTGAATAGCTTGAAATTATAACGATATTATTTTTAGCCATTTCAAATGCCCAGTCATAAAACTCTTGACTATCGAATTGATTGATATAACCTTTTTGGTTTGCTCTTTCATAAGGTGGGTCAAGATATAATATAGCTCCAAAAATTTCGCCAAAATAATGATAATTTTTATTCGTTGCTTTTACTTCGTCCAGCTTCTGAAGTTGCTGAAGATATTGGAGTTGCTGAAGTTGTTGGAGTTGCTGAAGACGTTCAAACGCTTTATTATTTTCTTGTTTCGTGTTATAAGTAACTTTCTTATATGTTTCTGTTTGTTTATAACCGCTAAAAACGTCATGCTTTTCAATAATTTCTTTAGCTAGATTATATTTTAAATCTGAATTTTCTTTAGAATATAAATAATCCTTCTTATTATTGCCAAAAGAATTGACCAATAACTTTAAAAATTCATCTGTTGTCTTGTTTTCTTTCTCCTTAATCTTGAAGAACTCATCACGTGAAACAATTAGCGTTTTTATCCACTCACGGTCTTGTGAGATAACTCGTTCAAAAGCGTTGGTTATATCCTTGTCTAAGTCGTTATAATGCACTTCTAAACCATTTAAAATACATTCGGCTGTAATTGCTCCACCTCCTCCGAAGATGTCGTATATCGGCTTGTCTGTGCCAAAGTTCTGTTTGATAATTTCAATTATCTTCTTGCTTATCTTCTTCTTGCTTCCTTGGTACGGTAGCCCAATAGGTTTGCCTTTTCTGATTTTCTTCTCGTCTAAACTAAGCATTATTTATTGTCTTTCTGATTTGGTAAAATTTATTCCATTTTTCTATAAGTTCCAGCAACTTAGGTTCATTATATTCGGTAAATAGCTCAACCTGTGATGTATACCAGCAATGTAAACATTGACCGCAGCCATAACAGATATTTGTATATCCTCTGCAACCTTTGCAAACTCCTAAGCCGTCACTCGTTTGAATGTCAAAGCAATGGCAATATCTTTTGTCATTAAAATATTTTCTTTTCATTATTCCTCCTCTTCAAGTGCTACATTCTCGGCCATTACAACATCAATATCCTTTCCAGTCACTTTTTCGATATAATCAACTGCAAGTTTATTGGTTTTAGCTAGATCCGCAAGCTTTCTGTCTACAATGTTTCCTACAACAATATCTTGAGTGATATTTGCTGCCATGCTTGCTTTAATCAATGTTTGAATACAACTCTCTAGTTCTTCTTGGAGTTTTTCAACTGTTTTGTTTACAATATCCATTTTTCCTCTTTCCTTAACTATATGTATTATTATAACAAAAAAACTCTAAGCCGTCAAGCAAAAAGTTTTATATGATATTATTTTTCTTTCAATTTATTCTTGAACCAGATGATTCGTTCTTTGAACCAAGCGTCAACCCCTTCAGGACGTAGCCATTTACCTTGCTTCACACCGTTTTTTTCCATGAACTCAATCACTTTAGTTGGAGTTTCTAGGTCGTCCCACATAGTATATTGTTTTGCTGAATTGAATTTACTAAACATTTCAAGCGTTTCGATGTAGCTATCTTTCAGAAGTTCCGTGTCAAGCAATTTTTGGGCCTTCTCAGCACGTTTAGCAAGTCGTTCGTTAGCTTGTTCCAGTTGTTCCTTTTGTCGCTGTAAGCTCAAGTTATGGTTGATGTAAGCAATTTGCTGTGCATGTCGTCCAAGTTTACCTTGTGTGTTAAGTTCGATTAATTTAGCCATTCCCTCGCCAAGAATTTCATCAGCTGCAAGATTATACTTATATTTTTTATTTGTGTTTCGTACGTAGTTGTCAAGCGTTTGTTTGATTTTAAGTTTTTTGTGCAGTTCTCTTAATGTTGTCAATTTAATACTCCTTCATATATTTTACCAAACTTCAAAGCGTTAATTTTAACTAACTGCTTCAAGTCTGATATAAATTGCTGTTCTCCGTCAAAGTCAAATGGCATTGATACGTTTTCCTTGATCCAAGCGAAAGCTCCGTCAAAGTCTTGTCTTAGTAAGCTCATCTTATCCACGATGTCGATAATTTGCTCTCTCTCTTCTGCTGTGTACATATAACCAACTTTCCATTAGAAGGGTAAATCTTCCGTGTTAACTTCAATCGGTTCAGCTCCACCAAATAAGTCTTGTTTAGCTTGTGATTGTGATATCATACTATCTACACCAGAGATAAATACTTTTTCAACCGTAGGGAAAACAAAGTTGTAATTTACGTATTCGCCTGATTCCTTAGCTTGTACACGACCGCTTACCGTTACGATGTCGCCTAATTGAATGAAGTCAGGTAAGAACGCTGAACCATACGCAACTTTTACGCTAGATCCTTTTTCTTTTTCAAACAAAGGAACTGAAATAATTTTCTTGTCGCCTTTTGCTGTGTTTACTGTTCGAGTATTTTTTTCGTTTACTTGCGCCGTAGTTGTGATAATTGCCATTTTTTATTTTCCCTCTGTTGCTTTCCAAATTGTCATGATGTCAAAGATTTCTTTTTTTGTCTTTGTTTTAAGTAGTTCCATATTAGGATATCCAAGTTCTTCAGCTCGTTTTAGTGCTGGCTGGATTTCACGAAGTCGTTGTTTTTCAGCTTCCAACAGTTTTTGTTCCTCTGTCATGTCAGGGAGGTCTTCATTCATATAGATATATAAACCTAAACCGTGCCTTGCGATTGCTTTTACTAAACAGCGTTGAATTGCTTTATTCACGTCCATTGAAGTCAGTTTTTCAAGCGGGATAGATTGATTACGATAGTCCATTACAGGAAGATGCTCAATGTGCTCTAACCCCTCGATAGTAACTCCAACCTCAACCCAAGCTGTGCGACCGTCTGTGTGGTAATTCCAATCATCCTTGTTCTTATAAATCTTGTTTGTTGCTTCAGGATATATTTTTTTTACCTCTGCCCAAGCAAACGCCCAACTCAAGTAATCAAGATTGTTCTTTTTACTCTTTTTGTCATTAACGTTGATGACACTTAAAGTTTCAAATACGCTCATTTTTTCCTCCACTTAAATCCGCCAGCACTTTTTACTTTTCCATTGCAACATGCACTTATACTAGTTGCGAAAACCCCTGTTTCTTGTTCTGCTTGTTTCATTGATTCAAATTCATTTAACACATTGTCATTTAAATCTAGTTGAATAACTTTTTTGAAGTTCTTTTCAGCAATCATTTTTATTCTAGTACCGTGTATGGCATTTTCTCTTTCAGTGCACCATTCAAGATTACTTAAATCATTGTTTAACTTATTTTCGTCAATGTGATTTACACAAGGCTTTGCTTCAGGGTTGTCTATAAAAGTAGTTGCTATAATTCTATGCAGAAGCAGAGTTTTCCTTTTATTATTTTCGTATAAGCCGTGCACTAAATATCCACTTTGAATAAGAAAAGGTTTAAGTATTCTACCACTTTTTATATTTCTAACTTTGCCTAGATTTGACACTTCATAATTTTCAAAACCCTCAATTTCAACAAAAGTTTCAAATACGCTCATTTTCTCCTCTTTCCACGATAAATACGTTCCCTTGTCTTGTAATTTCTATATTATATTTAAGCATAGGTAAAATATATCCGTCTTCCCAGTAGTCCCACAAGTCATTTATTAAGCCATATAAGCGCTCGTTGGGCCCAGCCCTATACTTTGTTTCGTTCATCTCTTTGAGCTCTTTAGATAGCTTTCTGACGCCTCTAGCATAATGTTTACTTGCTTTTTCTCTTGCGTTTAAACTTTTGTAATTGCTTTTCATATATGAAATTCCTGATATCGTCTTTCTGCTGTTTTTCCTCTTTGTCAGACCAGCCAACTTTTTGACCTTTTCGCTTGCCACTTTGATAAACTCGTCTGTTATCTTCTGGAAAGCCATTCTTCTCGAAGTATATTCTAGCATATTCAAAATAATTTAAGCTGTTGATGTACTGTTGACTATCTTTTTTGTGATAATTTAGAGTTATTAATCGCCTTTCAGCTAGTGATTCAAAAGATGTTATCATACTTCTTCTTTAATGAAGCCTAAAAGTTTCAAAGCTACATATTCTTCGCTATCTTCTTCAACCTCTTTTGCAAATTCTTTATAACTAGTTAATTCTTCTTCTCCAGCATAATATAAAGGTGCAAACCTAGTCTTATCAGAAAAGTTATAAAACTTAAATTTAGGAACAATAACTTCATAACCATTAATAACAGCGTCTAACATTTTTCCTTTTTCATCAAGAGTAAATGGTTCTTTTTCGCCTTTTTCATAACATTTTCCATTACCGTCTTTAAGATAATGGTTCCAACCATACCGACTGATGTAATGGAAAGCTCTATCATTACAGACAAAGGTTTTAAGAAAATCAGCTTGTTCTTGTGTTAATTTAACTACCATTTGTTAGTTCTCCTTTATTTCTATATATATTATTATACCAAAATTATTTACTATTGTAAAGCATTAGATGTTATTTTTTTATTTATTTCTGATTTTAACTGCAATGCTCTAACTAATGCACGTTTAGAATAATCATTTTCGCAAGCTGTATGCAATTTCTTTGACTGTCTGACTAGAAATTCAGCACGATTTAGCCATACTTTGAAAAGTTCATCATTGTGCCATTCAGCTTTTACCATTTCATCTAATGCACGATATAACCAACCGTACACTTCAGCGTGTAAGTTAATTGCCTTGTTTTCGTAATTAATCATTTTCTATTACTTTTCCTTGTTCTTTAGCTAAGTCTAAGAAAGCCTGTGCTGATTCTTTCGTCGTTTCGATTGGAGTTTCAGCCTTTACTTTTTCAACTAGTTCACTATCAGGTTCTTTTTTTGATTTATTGACGCAAGTAAATACTGAATCAACATAAGAAAAGTTTAAATCATCATCAAACTGATATCCACGCGCTTTTACTGATAACTTAGAGAAGTCGTTATGCTTGCCACGTTTAGGGCTTAACATTAACATAAACTCTGCCCAAGCTGTAAGAGTAGAACCTCCTAAGGCATCGCTAGGCTTTACCATATAGGCTTTATCGTCCATTGAGTTTGCATAAGCTGATTTGTTTGCATGAGCTACCAGTAAGAAAGTTACATCTTGAAAGAGCAACTTCAAGCGTGTAATTCTTCTAAGCATTGGCTCGAAGTCTTTACCGTAGATAATATCGCCATTTCTTAGCATTGTCATAAGGTTGTCTAAAATAACGAACTTGATATCATTTTCTTTGATGTACTCATACAATAAGTTCATGTGGTGCGAATCATCAAGCATAAACTCGCCACCTGTTAAGAAATGCAAGTCTTCTGGTGCAGTATCTTTATTTCTAAGCCTTTTGTTTAACTCTCTGTCCGTGTCCTCATTGTCGATGTATAGTGTCTTGCTCCGCTTTGTATCATAACCAAAAAAAGGTAGTCCTTGCGATACCATTAAAGCCATGTGCATTGCTAGAGAGCTTTTAAACGACTTAAACGGAGCTACTAATATTCCAGCTTGCGAACTTGGCATTAAAGTATCAATAAGCCAGTCATCTTTTAAATTTATTAAGTCTTCTCGCTCTTTTAAATGCTTGGCTGTCTGTACTTTATTAAATATGTTAGTCATTTTATTTCTCCTTTAGTATATAATAACAAAAAAGACTTGAAAAGTCAAGCCTTAATTCCATTTCTTTCTTTTATGAATTTGTTTATACTATCTTGATTTAATCGTTTAGATATTTTTCTTAGTTCCTCATTAGTTTTAGCCATTTCGCTTTTATAAACAATTTTTTTAGTTTTTTTCTTTTTATTTTTCTTTCTTTCATCTCTAGCTTCTTGTTTGCACTTAGGACACTTTAAATAACTTAGACCACTAGCTTTTCTCATTTCCTGACACTTAGTACATTTAGATTTCATTTTTTTTGTTTCTCCTTTATTATATTTATATCTTATCACTTATTTTTGTATTTGTCAAACATTAAGTTTTTCCCCCCGTCAAGTAATTACTAGAGATTCTTGCTTGAAAGTTAATTTGTTATTTGTCGTAAGCTCTAATTTAGTGTAATTACTCCGCTCATTTAGTTTTACGTGCTGTGAATTGGCATAAACTAATCAGCACAACCTGTCAGTAAATACTGCAATTTCAGTAAGTAAGTCAAACAACGGCTTTCAAATAGTATAAAACTAAGACACCTTAAACTTAAATACTTATCTCTTATAGAGTTACATGGGGTTTATGTAATCAGGTATTCTCGACTTCATAGCTTACTCAGCTCGTTTTGATGTTTATCACATCGCTATACTTTCGTACCTCAACCGCCTATGGGTTATATATTCAATTACATAGATAATAATAACATAGACATTTTTACTTGTCAAGTATTAGATACTTATATTTTAACATATTGTATTTTACACTTTGAGTTATCCTATGTTATGTAAATTATTCTTGTTTTCTTAAACATTTCACAATTCCAGTACAAGATAAAAAGATTATCAAACACTCCGGAATTCCTTTAGAAATCTTACAAACAATAAGCTGATTGTGCTTACTGATACCATACTTTACAAACAGGACACTCAATGCACTTACATTCTGCCACTTCTAGTCAAATTTCGGTCAAGCGTGAAACAAAAAGCCACTAAGGTGGCAATTATTTTTTTAATATAATTTATTTATTTTTCCCTAAATCAAAATGTATTGCTGGCTGATTGTTCCATAGTTCTAATGTTTCCTTATCTACTTCTGGCTGATTCATGTATTCTCTATTCATTCTAACTCTTGTTTTATCTACTTTAATTTTAATACGTTTCTTGTATTCTTGCTGTCGTAAGTACATTAAATATTTATCTCTAGCCATTGATTACCTCCTATAAAGAGTATAACATAAAATGCATACAAAGTCAAGCATAGCTTACATAACAGAGGATAAACCAAACCTGAAAAGTGCATTTGATATAATAAGTATATCAAGTTGAGAGAGGAAAGCAAATGACAGAAGAACAGCTACTATTTAAGCAAGAAACATTGTCAAAAGTTGACTTTAACGAGTTCTTACTTAACGCTGTGGAATGTGGTTTGATTAATCTTGATACAGCTTTAATTTTTAAGGGAGAATAAAGAAATGAATAAAGAACATATTTTAGCACAAAAAGAAGTATTAGCTCCGATTGAATATGAACACTATATTAAGCACTTATTTGATATCGGAGAAATTACTAAAGAGCTTTATATTGAATTGAGTTCTGATTTATGAGCAAAGCCTTAGCGATTGACTTTAGTACTTCTAATACTGGTTATGCGTTTCGTAACCCTTTAACAAATGAGTATGTAGTTGGTTCAATAGCTGGTGGTAAAAGCAAAGACCCTTTGGAACGTGCAAAACAAATTGCTGACGGTATAACAGAAGTCATTGAGCATTACAACTTATTCGACTACTTTATTTATATTGAAGAACCTATCATCACGTTCAAGTCTAAGGGTAATATCTCATTGATTAGAGCTAACGGTTCATTCTTAGGAGTCATGCGTAACCGTCATAACATTGGCTATGTTGAT